GGCGACTTGTTGAAAGATCACTATAAGGAGATGTACCAATATGAATTGGACCCTCTAATAGTGAGTTCCAAGTTGTCGGATCACGAGTTCCTTGGGTTTTCTTTTTTTCGACACCGATTGGGGTGGTTGCCTAAGTATAATTTAGAGAGATTGTCATTTGCATTAGTATGTGATGCTAAGGAGTTCACTGATGAGATGTATATGTGTAAATTGTACACGTTGTATATCATGTCTGCTCTCACACACACAGAATTTGCATTGGAGGTATCGAGACTATTCCGGGCACTAGTTGACCAGATTCGTGTTTCTACCCCTACAATTGCCGCTTTTAAAGCTTATGGACTACCCAATATTAGTGAAGTGACGGCTTTTTATTACGGATGGGAGGTAGGAGGTATAAAAAATCTGTTTTATGAATGCCGCGAAAAAGCAAAATTCAACAACCAATGGTAACACACCAAAAACAACATCAACGCAAAAGAACAAACAACAAGGCAAAGAAAAGGAAAGCAATAAACCGAATTCAACCACCAAACGACTTATCGGCACGCCAAACAGCTCTGTACACCGAATTGCACAGAATGTTAATGAGCGGAACTCACGGCCAGCTAGAGCACACGGTGCCAGCACTGGTAGAAGCTCTAGCAACGTCGATAATTCAAACTCCCGAAGCGACAGCAGTAAAGGAGGAAAAGGAGTCTTGGTTTTGGGACCTACTAAAGGACGCAGTCATCCCCATAATGAACGAAGTGGGGGGAATGATAGCGGAGGGTTTAGTAGCCCTATTATAAGGATGGGGCCGCACTTAGTGAGCAAGTGTGATAAACTAACATTTCTCAAGCGAAAGAAAGCATTATTTCGCGCTGGGATGTCAGGGAAGCACTTGTCAAACTATGCACAACACTTCGGATCTTCTGTTCCTTTAACGTTTGGACCTGGAGCCGTTCCTTTTTCAATTGCTGCTAGTAACGAGGGAGGCCGTGAGGGGGTTGACTTTATGGGCTTTTCATACATGGAAGAGGTTAGAGTGGGAAGTGCAGTACCTTTTACATCTTATTTCATGGGCCAGCTCATTTATTGTTTCCCCATTACCCCTAAAACCTTTCCGGCCGCTGCTGCTGTGTTGGAATCCGAGCTGTACGCAGAAGCCACCATCAAAGAATTAGAATTTGTAGCAATGCCAACGTGTTCTGCTACAACTCCTGGTTCCTTGGTGGCATTTTTCGTGCCTGGAAACTCGTGGTTCCCCACTCAAAAGGGTGGTGGCCCTAACTCGTTGGCGATGGCGTATGAATCAATGAATTTCATCGAGTGGCCTGTCTACTCTAGTGCATCTCATAAATTCCCTATTCCCAACGAATTTAGGACCATTTATACAGATATTACAGCTGCTGATGGAGGAAGCTCTTGTTGCGGGTTTATTGTCGTCATGGCAGGGTCTGATTTGGACCCTACCACACCAGGTACTAGCAACTCTCTGTGCCACCTAGGCATCAAGTACCATTGGCGTTTTGAAAATAGGCAATATTTGATAAATGATATCCAAACGTCGGCAAGAGGCAATCTTCTTGTTGATGTTGTGGCGCCTGGTATTAGTGTCGATCGTGGAGACCATGTCATATTCTCTTCGGCTCAAGTAACTTCGACTGAATTCACATTCCCGTCTGCGGGACCAGTGGGTTCTTTAACGATATTATATGTAGCTGAAGTTACGGATGTGACTCAGGGGTTTGCTTACCTGATGCAGGAACAGGAAGACGGATTGGCTTTTAACCTCACACCGGGGGATTTGTTTTTCATAATTGGAACTTTAGATGTGACAACTCCAGGAGATGACTACGTGTTTGCGTTTTTCTCAACCTGGAATGCTGCTCTAACAGTTATGCAAACTGCAAGGGACACCGATGTGGTGGAGAAAGGGGATATTCGTTTTGCTGAAACTGATTCCGGTTTGACGACAAAATTCGCAATGAGGGCCCTAGCCTTGTTGCTTTGATTATTAGAGGATTTTTTCCGACTAGGTCTTTTTTAGCCTCTAGTGATCTTTAGATAGTTTAGTTTAGTGAAACTTCTTGTCTATCACACAATAACGTGAAGTAGCGAAAGCTATGAATAACGGTACGTGTGTGAGTACCAATTTCATAGGAGCTGCTTTGAATGCGTCTTTTTTGATCTTCAATGGTTGATAACCACTGGAGATTGAAAAAGATGCAGTTCAAGGGCAACTTCTATGGAGTGTGGTGCGAATCGAGG